CGTAAACTTTACTTCTCAGCAGATCAATAGAGATTTGGCACTGAACGCCTCGCAGACCGGTCATCTGGCGACATTAGATATGTCATCAGCAAGTGATCGGATAAGCAGACGTCTCGTGTCTTATCTTTTTGGTGGAACAGGTACATTACTAGATTATATTCTAGCATGTTCCACCGAAACTATTGAGCTACCTGAAGTACGGGGCTTGAATTTTGTTGATGAATTACCAATCAGCAAGATAGCTCCAATGGGTAGTGCTATTTGCTTCCCCATTATGGCCCTTACGCACTTTGCTTTAATTAAGGCCATTCTGGAATTCTCTACCGTTCCACGCGACAAAATTGCGGATATATACGTTTACGGAGATGATATCATCGTAAATCGTGAATGTGTACAAGCTGTATACGACTTTTTGCCGTTATATGGGATGAAATTTAATGAAACAAAATCATTTTCCCAGAGCTTGTTCCGCGAATCGTGTGGTCTACATGCCTATGAAGGCTATGAAGTTACACCTGTGCGTTTCAAAGTCGCACGCGAAAATCTACGATTCTCAGACTTACCAGGAGTCCTTCGCCTCGAAGAGGCATTCTATAACAAGGGCTACCGGAGGACAGCTGAGACCCTTCGTATCCAGTGTCAGAGAGCAGGTCTCACCAAGAATATTGTTAATTGGTATGAGGTACCTAGCTCTTCTTCATTACTCGGTTTTTACCGACCGGATAGTGAGGTAGTTCTTGACCAGAGATTCACTGACTGCGTTAAGAGCAAGTGGCATAAGGACGTCAAAGGCAAGCCTTATTTTGCTTGTCCCATGTACGTAGCGCCGGTGATCGTCGACAGGGGGATTGAATCACCTCCTTTAGATGGTGAACCTGGCTACCTGCGGTGGCTTACATGCCATGGCGAGAAGGCCAAATTCGTAGAGGATTGCCCACCGGATAGGAAGACCATCCGGTGGAAGACGTTACCCCAATCCGCCTTAGGGTTTCGTATCTCTGCAGATGCGAGCACACTGACTTCAGAGAAGCAATTTTCTGAAGAGTGGCGTGGCCTCCGCGGCTACGACTACTGACCCGTTAGGCACCAGAAAGGTAACTGGGCGAGGTAGCTTGTGAGCTGCCGACAAATGGGGGATGTTATCCCCCCCTGCGGTCCCATTACAACCGGGACCGTAGGTGGAGC